TGGTATCGTTCAACGTGCTATGAATAGTAAAATGGCTGATACAGACGAGATACTTTCAGATGAAGATAAAGAGATGTTATTTAGTTCTCTTCAAGAATTAGATTCAAAAACCAAAGAAATAGAAGTTAAACATGCCGGTTAACAATCAGGGCCCTGTATCTGGTATTAATGATAGAGGACAATCTAGTATAGGATCAAAAAGTGGAGGATTTATACCTGTAAGGGTTATAGATGTTTCTTTAGTCCCTGAAGAAGACGGACGTTCTACTTATCAATTAACAGATGGGTTTTGGGGAATTGGTGCTATTAAATTTGAAGCAATTAACAAAGGTAGTTTAAAAAGAAAGTTCCCACAAGGTAGTATAGCTTATCCTTTAGATGCTAATTATAGAAAAATGCCTTTAATAAATGAAATTGTATTTGTTATTTTAGGTCCATCTCGAAAACGTCTTTTAGATGGCAATTCAGATGCTGTTGAATTTTATTATACAAGTGCAGTTAATATTTGGAATGGTGTTCATTTAAACGCCTTACCTTCACCAAATACCCTTCCTTCATCAACTAATAATTCAAGTAACCCAAATGTAGATAGAGGTATTGAAAATAATGAAGATGGTCCTCAACCTGAACCATCTTATGGACAATTGTTTACTGAAAACCCCGCTATAAGAAATTTATATCCACAAGAAGGAGATATAATTTTTGAAGGTAGATTTGGAAACTCCCTTCGATTTACCTCTACAAATACTCAACCTTCTAGTAGCAAATCCATACAAAGTCCATGGAGTACTACGGGAAAAAACGGTACACCCTTAACAATATTACGGAATGGGCAAGTTGATGCTGGAATACGTAATAATGACTGGTTTCCAATCTACGAAAATATTCAACAAGATGATTCTTCTATATACCTTACATCAGGACAAACAATCCCTGTGGCCTTAGCATCAACAAATTTTAATTCTTATGGTATAGATGCTGTATCTGCTGTTGATACTACAAAACCTTTACAAGAAACTCCTGTTTCAAATACTACTGTATCACCAAAAGAAGCAGATTCTACGGGAAGTGTATTCGATACAGTAAATGTAGAACCCACTTTAAATACAGGATCTAATGGCTAAACAAAATGTTCCTTTTGCTCCTGCTTTTCCCTATAATGGTAATCAAATTATTATAGATTCGGGTCGTATTATGCTTAATGCAAAAGATGATGCCATATTAATATTAGGAAATAAAACAATTGGTTTATCTTCACCTGGGAGTATTAACTTAGATACTAATACTTCTGTTATAGTTAATTCCCCTAAAATTAAATTAGGAATAGGAATAGATTCAGACCACCCTTTAGTTAAGGGGGACGTTTTAATAGATTTACTTAATGATTGGATTGAGATTTTTGGTGTAGGAATTGTAGAACCACTTAAAAAAGCCTTAGATTCACAAGGTTTTGAACAAACTGAACTGCAAATGGTTTCAAATGCTTTTGAAAAATTAACTAACGTAGTACAAGAAAGGAAAAAATTCCTTCTTTCTAACACCACTTATACTAAATAATGAGTAATAAACTACTAAATAAAGTAAAATCTCAATATAATACTACAAGTAAACTTTTAAATAAAGTTAATAGATTATCACTTGATATAGTTTATGGTAAAGGTATTAGTGATGAAGCAGGTGCTACCCAATCTATTCGAGCACAAAGTAATCAAAATTTAGCTAATAAATTAACTAAAAATTTAAGTTTATTTAAAACATTAGTAGCTTTAAAACAACTTAACACTTATGATATTTGTAACCCCTTAAATTTTTCAGCTAATAAATTATTTCCTTTAGATAGTATAGTAGGAGGAAAATTACAACAAGTAGCTGGGGTTATTAAAGAAATTCAAGCAGCATTAAGAGGATTTTCCATTATACCAGGTACTATTGAAGTTGAAGCTATATCTGAAAATGGTCAAGAAATTAAAACCGGTCTTATAACTTTAAGTTTAAAAAGACCATCAGATCAACCTATTGCTAATGGTACAACTGTATTTATCACCCAAGCTGATGATGAAAATATTGGGGGTCAAATGGCAGGTACTGTAGAATCCTCTTTAGTTCCCTTAGAAGTTGATGAAATTCCTGAAGAAACCTATGATGCTATAATTAATATTACTTCTTTTTCACCACTTGAACCTCCCTATGCTAAAAATAAAAATGGGGTTACTTTAAAAGATGAAGATGGTAATCCTATTCCTAGAAAGTTTACTAATTTTAAACTAGAAGTACAAAAAGTATCTACCTCAGATATAAGACAAATTGCAAAAGAAACTAGAGAAATAGCTGAATTATTTAGATCTATTGGTATTGCGGATTTTGCTGATGACATTGCTGATATTCAAGCTGTTCCTGGATTATCTAAATTAGCAGAAACTGCTAAAAATATAGTTGATATAGTAAACGCACCTATTGCTGCTGTAAGTCAAACTGGAATACCTACTGGACAAATAGCAAATAGACAAGAAGCCATAGCTGATTTTTTAGATGGTGGTTTAACGGCCCAACAAGTTTTAGATAGAGCTAGAATATTTTCAGATTTTGCTAGAAAATTAGAACCCTTTGCTAGATTTGATTTTTCTTTAGATAGTATATTTAAAAAACAAGTAGAAGAAATAAATAAAATTCTAAATGGAGTTGTTCCATTTGGTGATTTAGCTAAATTTGTAAAAGCTGTAGCTAGAGGTGTTCGATTTATAGTGGGTATAGTTTCATTTATAATACTACTACTTAAAGTTATTAATACTATACTAAAAGTACTAATTATTATTATAAAAGTACTTAAAAAGATTATTAAAATAGTAAGAAAAATAATTAAATTATTAGGATTACTTACAGGAGGAGCTTTATTAAAATTAGCAGAAAAATTAAGACATATAGAAGATGCTCTTCAACAAATTATAGATGTGCTCACTAAACTAAATAATGTTATTGAAGCACTTTTACGACCACTTTTATTAATAAAAAAATATTTAAAAGAAATAGTTATAGAATTAACTAAATTATCTGTAAAATTAGAAACTTGTGAAAATCTAAAAGATTCAGATCTAACAAAAGATATTTTAGATGCTACTAAATTAGCTGCTATAACTGCTCGTAATTTAGATAATGTTGTCACTGCTGATGATAGAGATATAAACATATCTATAGCTTCTGGGGTTGAATTCAATGAAAGTGAGGCTCAAACTTTTAGAGAAAACCTTCCTTATTATAATAATAGCAAATTTATAGATAACCAAAATGGTTTCTTATTTAATTTAAGAGAAAATATAATTGGGTTTGATCAATTTGGAAATCTAGTATTTTATTCACCTTTAGTATCATTAGCATCAGGAGTTAATTTTGATGAGAGTGAAGCTCAACAATTTAGAGAAAATTTAAGATATTATACTTTTGATAAATTTAGAAATAATGAAATTGTACTAGCCTTATTAAATGAAGCCGATAAATTATCTGCTGAAAATATTAAAAATGCTAGAGAAGTAGATCCTAATGATGTGTTTGGGAATTTCCAAGAACGTTTTATGGGTTATACTATAAAAATTCAAGAAGAAAGACCTCTTCAAAAACCTGCTAATACACAAGTTAAAACTAGAAGAAGAGGTATAGCTTTAGATGGAAATGAAAAATTGGTTGTTTCTACTGAATTAACCTTTAATGAAAATTTAACAACTATAGTACAAGAAGTTAAATTTAAAATTAAAAGAAATATAGAATTAGGTTTAATATCAATTAACACAACAGATAAATTAGGAGTAGATGTTTCAGATAGTGATGTTTTAGATATGACTGCTGGAATAGGAGCTCCTCCTCTAATAGTTAATGATATTAAAGCTGAAGCAAATAATAGAGCAGCTAGTAATATTTCTTCAAAACCTGATCCCGAAGCAAATATACCCTTTGAAGCTAGAATTGGTAATGAACCTTTTGTTGAACAAGAATTACCCCCAACTTCTATACCTCAAACTGCAGATAAAGGGTCTGAAGCAAAAACATCTCCTTTAGATCAATTGGTTGATCAAGGATTCAATGATTTTATCCAAACTAATCCTTCTTTAAAGAAAATACAAGATACTATTGATTTAGTTTTTAGAGCCACTCCTCAACAATTAAACCAAATCTTAAATCAACCCGGTAATGAAGAATTAGATCCTGAACAGTTTGCTGCTAGCTTAAAACAATCTATATTAGATGAAGTTGATCCTAATCCTGAAAAAATTCAAGAAGTAAAGGATAAAACAGACCAATGGTATGAAGGATTAAAAGAAAAAGCTAAGATAGAATATGAAGAATTTATAAAGACTATAAGACTAAAACAACCTAAACCAGAATTTGAACAATATTTTCAAGATATTGAAGAACAAGAATTACCTAAATGGATTAAATTTTTACTAAGACAAAGATATACTGAAACTGAAGTAGAATCTGGTTTAGAGAAAAATGAAATTAGAGATAAGTTTAAAATTCAAATTAATGATAATGATGTAAAAGTTACTATCAGAAGAGCATTTAAACGAAAAAGTATTTCACAATAAATTAAACAAATAAAAAAATAGTTAATAAATATTTATAATCATGAAATTAGAAGCTTTTAGAAAAATTATTCGAGAAGAAGTAAGAGGTGTAATTAAAGAAGAACTTTCTTTGATTATGCAAACTCCTATTACTGAAACAAAAGTAGTCCAGAAGCCAGTTGTAGAACAAAAACAAACAAAACCTTCATTATCTGAATTAACAGAGACAGTACAACCTTCTGTTCCACAACCTCCCTTATTTGATTCACAAAACCCCTTAGCACAAATGTTAAATGAAACAGCTGCTTCAGGAGAATGGAGAAATATAAATGGAGGTGGATATACTTCTCAAAATGCAGTTGGGTTCCAAGGTGGAATGCCTGGTGGTGCAACTAAAGTAGTTGAAAGCGTAGATCAGATGTTAGCTGGAAAACAAGGAGCTACAGATATAAACCAAGTATCAATTGATGCTGTACCAGACTTTTCAGGTTTAATGGGTAAAATGAAAGAATCAGGCAAAATATAATGGCATATATAGTACGTAATGTTGATATTCTAGATTTAAAACCTAGTACGGGTGTAGGTGTATCTATACCCTTTAATGGTCCTACAGGATTAAATACAACTTATACTACACAAGATGCAATTAAATCAAACCTTTTAAATTTTATCTTAACAGGTAAAAGAGAAAGAATAATGAACCCTGGATTTGGATCAGGATTACGTGATGTAATTTTTGAACAACTAACCCCAGAAGTAATAGATACAATTGAAGATATTATCGTCAATGGTGTAGATTTATATTTTCCACAAATAACAATAGGAACATTAAATGTAAATTTAGACCCTGAAACCCAAACCGTATCTATCTATTTAAGTTATTCCGTAGATAATACGAATATTACAGATGAATTACAAATAAACCTAAACAATGGCGGAGTCTAAGCAAATACAATATTTAAATAAAGACTTTGATGGATTTAAACAGAAACTCTTAGAGTTCGCTGAAATTTATTATCCCCAAACCTATAATGATTTTTCTGAGACCTCCCCTGGGTTGATGTTAATTGAAATGGCATCTTATGTTGGTGACGTTTTATCATTTTACGTTGACAATCAAGTTCAAGAAAATTTTCTTCAATATGCTAAACAAAGAAGTAACTTACTTTCCTTAGCTTATAACCACGGTTACTCCCCTCAGGTAACTAATGCTTCAACAGCAGAAGTTGATGTGTTTCAAATTGTACCTTCCTCTATAGCTAGCGGTTTAGTACAACCCGATTTTAATTATGCAATGATTATAGATGATGGGTTTCAAATACAATCATCTAATGATACATCTCAATTCTTTTATTCATCAAATAAAATAGATTTTACTATTTCGGGAAGTGCAGATCCAACTGATATATCTGTATATTCTTTAGATTCAAATAACCAACCTAATTTTTATCTTTTAAAGAAAAAGGTTAAAATGACAGCTGGTGCTTTAAAAACTGCTACTTTTTCATTTACCTCTCCTCAAAGATTTTCAACTGTACAAATTGAAGATAATAATATAATTGAAATAGTTAATGTAACCGATAGTGATGATAATAGATGGTATGAGGTTCCATATCTAGCACAAGAAACTATATTTGATGAACAAACTAATATAGCTCAAAATGATCCTGAACTGTATCAATATAATGAAACTACTCCCTATCTTCTTAAAATAAAAAAAGTACCTAGGAGATTTGTAAGTAGATTTAAAGCTAATAACACCTTAGAATTA